CATCTCCCCGGCGATGTCGTCAGCGATGACGACCTCGAAGGTTGCGACATCGAGCACCTCATCGGTGCCGGTCACATCGCAAGCACCAAGTCCAAGACCAATCCGGTCGAAAAAGCAACACCTAACCAGGAGGACTAAGCCGTCATGGCCATCGTCATCACCAATGCCAACGTCTCCATCGGCGGCGTGGACCTCTCAAGCCACATCACGAAGGTGACCCTCTCAACCACACGCGACGAGATTGATACCACAACTTTCGGCAACACTGGCAAGCGTCGCGTCGCCGGTCTGCATGACTCGTCAGTAGCGATTGACTTCAATCAAGACTTCGCCGCTAGCTCCGTCGAGACCACGCTCTACCCATTGATAGGCAGCACAGCTGCTGTCATTGTCAAGCCGAACGGCACCGCCACTGGCACCGCTAATCCGTCCTACACCTTCTCGGCGCTTGTGACCGAGTGGATGCCACTCGATGCACAGGTCGGCGAGCTTGCCGGCGCCTCAATCACCTGGCCAGTCGACGGAACCATTACCAAGGCCACGGCTTAGTCATGGCTGCTCTCATGCGTCTACGGGTCGTTCCTTCAAAGGAAGCGACGTATGAAGTAAATGTCACACCGAAGGTGATTGTTGGTGCAGAACGTCAGTTCGCAAAGCCAATGTCGCAAATCTTTGGTGAGAACGCTTCGTTTGAAGCGTTGTGTTGGACAGCGTGGAAGGCATCGCAGTCTGCTGGAATCATCGTCAAACCATTCGACGAATGGTTAGACGAGATTGACTCCATTGAGGCTGCCGAGGCCGAGCGCGTCCCTTTAGAGATTCAATGACGATGCTGGTGGCGCAGGTTGCTGTCGCCACCAGCATCTCACCCAATGACCTGTTGGACGCTCCGTCTGATGTGTTCTGGGCGATCGTTGCGGTACTGAAGGAAAAAGCACGAGAAAACACTAGGAGATAGTGATGGCTCTGGGCATCGAACAAGTGCAAGCAAACAAGGCAGAGTTCGATGCCCAGATTGCCATTCTTGGCTATGACACTTTCGTAGCTCAGATGAAACGGTTCACCCCTGAGCTTCTCAAGGAAATGAACCGTGAAATCAATTACGTCTTGAAACCAATCGCAGACAAGGCTAAGGGATTCGTCCCTGACCAACCCCTGTCTGGTTGGAACTACGGAGGTGACGGTGCCCGCTATCCAGGCACCTCGCCCGAAGCAAAAGCAAAGGGTGGAAGCGGTCTCCCGTATTGGAATGATTCGCTAGCTCGATCTGGCATTCGCATCAAGAAGGGCGGACGCCGTGAAAAGGGTTCCTTCACAAAGGACTCCTGGTCTGTTCTGAATAACTCAAAGGCCGGCGCTGCCTTCGAGTTTATCGGCGTTGGTTCCCCTAACTCGTTCACCAATGCCATCAAAGATAAGCACGGCAAACCTGGACGATTGATCTGGAAGGCATGGGATCAAGTCAACGGAGACAACAAAGTTCGTGCAGCGGTGGCATTGATTATCAATGACTATCAGCGCGCGTTCATGGATGAATACAATCGGAAGTGAGTTCCCGTGGCTGTCAGTATCCCGATTACAACAACCTTTGACCGTAAGGGTGTCGAGCAGGCACAAGCAGAGATGGCAAAACTCTCTGGCGCGGTTGGGAATACGCAAAGCAAAATTGCTCAGCACGCAAAACTGATTGCTGTATCTGTTGGAACTGCTGCAATCGGTATTGGCATTGCAAGCACAATGGCATTTGTGGACTTTGAAAAGTCAATGAATGAGGTCTTCACACTCATTCCCGGTACTTCTCAAAAGGCCATGGATGGCATGACCAACGATGTGAAGAACTTCTCCAAAGAGTTTGGAGTTCTTCCAGACAAGGTTGTTCCCGCTCTCTATCAGGCCCTGTCTGCTGGTGTTCCGCAATCAAATGTTTTCGGGTTTCTTGAAACCGCACAGAAGGCTGCAAAGGGTGGAGTCACCGACCTGACCACTGCTGTAAATGGTATTTCATCTGTGATGAATGCCTACGGTGCAGACACGGTGAACGCGACTCAGGCATCCGATCTGATGTTCACCGCAGTGCGTATGGGCAAGACGACGTTTGGAGAAATGTCAGCAGCGTTGTTTCAAGTAACACCAACAGCAGCAGCGTTG